GCAGGGTGAAACAAAATGAAAAGCCAAGAAAAAAAATCTCAGTTGATATTCCTTATGATTTATATTATAATTTAAAAAGTAAAGCAAGGGAAATTAAAAAATCCATGACAAGCTTAATTAACGAATCTTTTTGTGATGTAATTCTTAAATATGGTGGAGCTAATTTATCTGATAACGAGAAAAGAGAATTAGTTCATGTATTATTTGAAGGTGAAGAAAAGGTTGCTGAAAATAATGATACCTATTTACAATTTCTCTTAAAGGAATGTGATAAAGTTTAACAATGGATTCTACAATAAGGATAGAATTATTAGAACAAAAAATAGATTTTCTATTAGAGGAAAATCAAAAACTCTGGAATGAGCGTAAGTTTCTTTACGTAGAAATCAATACCCTTAATAATATTATTGATTGTTATACAGAAGGGTTCGGAAGATTAATAGACGAAAACAAACAATTAAGTAAAAAATTAAATAAGAAGGCGAAAAAGTAATGTATTATAATAATTTCCATCATACTTTAAATCAATATGCCTATTCAGATAACCCGGCCAATCACTATAAGCAATTTCATATAAAAGTAGAACAGTTAAAAAGATATAATATGAGCATTATAAATCAAATCTATAAATTATCCGTAATGGACCGTATGGCTATTGCTTTATTTTTATTATATTTCGATCTTAATACGAATATTGATTTAAACAAGAAACCGTATCAGGAAATAAATGAAGAAACATCTCTTCCGAGCTTAACTCATAATCCTCTTGAATGTTTTATTTCCCGGCAAACAATAGTTAATGATTTTTCAATATTATTTGATATTAATTTTAATATGGAAGATATTAAGGAAATATTAGTAAAGCTTGATGATTTAGGATTATTACCAACTCAGGATTGGAAAAATATACATAAGAAAAACGAAGAATATCATGTAATATTTCCTGGATATATATATAATTATCTTCTTTATAATGGTATTTTACGCAACCCTTATATGATTCAGGAAGAATGTTTATACCTTCCTCCGTTCTTTATTATGGTTGTGGAAGTTATTAATTTCTTTGTAATTGAGAAAAATGTTCCGGTAGATATAGTTGCGAATTTCCTTAAAATACCTACGGTTTTTTGTAATTACTGGCTGGAATGTTTGAAGTCGTGGAAAACATTTTATTTTAATAATGATATTAAAAACGCCAGAATTAATAAAGCGGGGGTCGCAAATGTTAATGGTAGTGGTGACACTATTGCATTATCTGAAGATGAGGCCATGAAACGTTTCACATGGTATTACAATCAAGCTTGTATTCATTTAGAGCAAAATGGTTTCGAGGCTATTCCCATGAAAGATTTTGTTAATCTCCAGAATAGTTATTTTGATTGTAAAAAACGATACATGGAAATGGTTAACAATAAAGATCCTTATGAATTAGTTAATAAGATTTCAGGGGAAGCAGAAGGTGGCGGGAACGAGGAAGTATTATTAAAAGAAGCCCTGGCTGTATTACAGGCACGATTAAATCATAATAAGAAAAGTAAAGAAGATGAAGAAGATGAAAAAAGAATAATGGCAATGATAAAAGATAAGAAAGAAGAAAAGAAGGAAGAGGAAGAAAAAGAAGAAACAAAAGAGGAAGAAAAGAAAAATAATAATGATAAATTTAGTGATGATAACTTTGATTTAAGTAAATTTATAATAAGTCCAAGGAAAACATAATAATATAAAATAAAATAATATGACTAAAATTGTTCAATCGGTAAATAACAATAAAATTAACCTTGAACAGTTAACCACAGATGAATTACTCCAACTTACTCAACAATTAACGCAAAAAGAAAAGTATAAACTCGCGAGAGAAAACTATGCTTTATTCCTTGAATTAATTTTACAGAACGAAACTCCTCCATATAAACACTCTCGTCATACTCAGCTTATTTGCGATAAACTTAAAGAAGTTTATGAAGGGAAATGCAAGCGTTTAATTGTATGTATGCCCTGCCGTCATTCCAAATCTCATACTATTAGTCGTTATTTCACCGCCTGGTATTTCGCAAATAATCCAGAAAAAAATGTTATTATTGCTTCTTATGGCTCGCAGTTATCAAATTCAGAATTTTCAATGCCAGCCCGTGAAATGGTTGAGCGTTACGGTAAAGATATATTTAATGTTCAATTAGATCCGAAGAAAAAATCCCTTGACCACTGGAAATTAAAAGGACATAAGGGTTCGTTTTATAGTGTAGGTGTAGGTTCGGGAACAATAGGTAAAGGTTTTAATTTAGCTGTAATAGATGATCCGGTTAAGGGATGGGAAGAAGCTACAAGTCCTACAGTTAAAGAAAAAATATATAATTGGTATAAAACTGTTTTTAGAACACGTGCAACACCTATGTCTGAAGGTGGGGCTATAATATTAATTCTTACCCGATGGGCAGAAGATGATTTAGCCGGTAGATTATTAAAAGATGCAGAAGAGGGCGACGGCGAACATTGGGACACTTTAGTTTTAAAGGCAATATGTGATAATAAAGAAGAAGATCCGCTTCACAGAGAAATAGGTGAGGCGTTGTGGCCTGAGCGTTACCCCCTCCCTGAATTAATTGCCCTTAAAAATACATTAGGTCTTATAAAATTCGAGGCTCTTTATCAGCAAAACCCATCACCCGCGAAGGGGTATTTATTTCATGAGGATTGGTTGCGATATTATACAGATGAAGATATAACGTTTAACCCTCATGATAATACTTATTATTTTAAGGGTAATGACCCTATAGTTACTCGTTATGCGGCATGTGATCCTTCTGTTGGTGTAAAAACAATTAACGATCCCTCCGTAATAATAGTTGCTGATATTACCAGGAGTAAAAATATCTTAGTGAGGAAAATCTTCCGTAAGCGTATTAATATACCAAGTCAAATAAGATTATTAATTGATATAAATAATATATGGAAGCCAAATAAATTCTTCATAGAAGTTGTAGGTTATCAGGAAGCCGCCAAACAAATGGCTCAGGATTTAGATATTAATAATTTTATCCCTTTTGTATCTATAAAACGTGGGGGTCGTGGAAAATCAGGAGCATCAAAAGAATTACGTATATCTGAAATGTCACCTTTCTTTGAATCTAATAAAGTATGGTTCATGCGTGGAACTGAGGACACGAGAGAGTTTATAGAAGAATATACAATTTATCCATCTGGTCCGCATGATGATCAACTTGATACAATAGAGCAAATAATATCAGAAGTTCGTAATTTACCTGCTTTTGATAGTAAGGGTACATTAGGACAGGGCGGTGGAATATATGGTTCTAGTTATAAAAACGCGACTGAAACTCCAGATCCATCCGATTGCGAAACTTTTGATTATTATAATTACAACACTTCTGATGATATTAGAAAATATAGATACATGAATAATGACGATAATATCATTATTAATAGATTTGATTATTTTGGCGATAGTGGTAGTTTTGATTTTTAGTTTATTTGTTTTATTTTATTTTAAATATTTATTTTATTTTATTCGTTTCTCTTTACATTTTTTCTTTTTTGTACTATAATATTTATATTAGGTTATTTGTGGTTAACTGAACTTTACAACGTTGAGTAATATTTTTGAAAGAATAAACGAAAACTTCTTTTTAAGGAAGTTTTTTCTTTTTGTGTTATTTTTGTAGATTTTTTTATAATTACTTGACTTTTACGACGGGTTATAATATACTGTGATTAACGGACAATCATAACATCTTACATACTAAAAATAAAATAAAACCCATTTCTTTCAAGAATATTGAAAGAAATGGGTTTTTATAATTTTATAACAATATGAAGAAATATATGGAGAAATAAATGCCAAAGGCAAAACAGCCACGAATTACAGATAATTCAGAGTTAAGAAAATCAATAAGAAAAAAGAAAAAATCTATTGATTTCTCTGAGATAGGTACTACCGGTGATTATTTTTCTTCCGGGAGAGATAATTATGAATATCAATCAGAACTCTTAGATGAAAAAAAATATGTAGAATTTGATAAAATGCGTCGCGGTTCTGCAATGGCAAAAGCAACCATACAGTCTGTAATTCTTCCTTTAATGAGTGCTTCTTGGTTCATAAGACCTGGTGGCCGTAAACGTGCAGATAAAGCACAATCAGATTTCGTAACAAATGTTCTTTTTAAATCTTTACGTCAACCCTGGACTAAAATCTTATACAATATAGGCCAGCAGTTTGTTTATGGCACAATGCCTTTTGAGAAGGTTTATATTCGTTCCAAAAAATCTCTTAAATGGAGATGGGGTGGAGATTATGTTATATTAGATCATCTTTCTCCACGTAACCCGGCAACTATAGAAAAATGGTTATTTAACGATAACGGTTCTCTTAAAGGTATAGAACAGCAAGGATATTTTAATAATAGCCTTGGATCTTTCTATAAAACCGTAACAATACCTTCTGATAAATTAGTATTTTTCACTAATGAACAGGAAGGGGATAATTACTCAGGTGTTTCTTTATTAAGACCTGGGTATGGCTCATGGCGTTCTATAAAAACGTTTTATAATATTGCAAACGTTGGAATAGAGCGTATGTGTATTGGTTATCCTTGTTTTGAATATCCTCCCGATTATTGGAATTTATCACCACCTGATAGGGAAGAATGTTCTGATTTATTTGATACTGTTATTAAGAATTTCAGGGCACATCATAGAATGGGTTGTAAAATTCCTCCGGGTGCAAAGCTTCATATTGTTAAGGGTGAATTTGACGGTGAAGCACTTGAACGTTTTATATCTCATCATGAAACAAAGATAGCCCAGGCTGCTCTTGCATCGTTTCTTAAAACAGGAGAAGCAAAAGTAGGTTCACATGCTTTATTTGGAGGCCAGACAGATTTCTTTTTAAAATCTCTTATAGCTGCTGGCGAGGATATTTGTTATGTATTTAATAATGATATTATCCCGGAACTTATAAATTTAAATTTTAAACAGGTAGACAATTATCCTGAGTTATATGTAAAAGATATTGGTTCAAGAGATTTAAAAGAGTTTGCTGAGATGATAAATACTTTGATTAAATGTTTTGTTCTCACACCTGACGAAGAAGGATCTTTTGAAGATGAAATAAGAAAAATGTATGATTTGCCTGATAGAACAGAAGAACAGAAGAAGCGTGTTGAGCAGAAAATAAAAGAGGGTAAGAGCGTATTTGTTGCTCATCCTGGTAATCAGAATAGTTATACAGCAGAAGCAATAGCACAGCAGAATATGAAAAACAATCCTGACGGTTCTGCTTCTATGCCAGTGGATGAATATGGGAATAATCAAAGTAATAATCAAAGTAATAATCAGGGTGGCGATAATTTTTATCCGAAACCAGTAAGTCCTTCTGGTTATACAAAACCAGGATTAACAACACATCCATTAGCCTATGCAAATATATCAAAAAGTTTAAATTCGGGATCGGGAGCAGGGATATATAATAATGAATAATAATATAAATGTAGATATTTTAACTGAAATGAATATAAAAAAAGAAACCATTGAAGAGGTTGAAGATTTTAAAGTTCTTCTTGAAGATGGTGAAATTTATATATCCCCTGAAACTCTTTCCCTTGCCTATATTATTCAAAATGAAGATGGTAGATGGGAAGTTTATACAAACTCCGGGCATATGTATCGAGCATATGATTCAAAAGCACAGGCTCAGAAAAAAGCATACGCTATGCACATGTGGGGTAAGAAACAATTAGAGCAGGGTATTATCGGTAATTATGATGCAGGTCCACCAGAAGAAGGTAAGATAACTCCACGTAAACATGAAAAAGTAGAAAAGAAAAATTGGGGTAGTTGGCAAGATAAACCAAGAGAAAAGAAATTTGCTATGGATAAAATGGATAATATGGCTACTGGTGGCAGAAAGAAAAAAAGTCAGAGTGGAGATAATTCTTTCATATTACCTGAAAAAGAGCAAGAAGTAGAAAATGGTAATAATGATAACAATGAAGATGAAAAAATGTTAAATAATTCTAATATGCCAATTCCTGAATTATCTGTAGATGACGAACATCCCCCTGAAGAAATAGAAACTATACCTTTACTTCAAAATGGAAAAATTCTTAAAGAATTTATCTTGTTTCGTGACGGAGAGTGGGATTTTGCACAAGATATAGGTATAGTGTTTAAAGTTGATAAAGAATTTCGTAATGCAGTATTGAAAAATTTTAATGATGGTGTCAGGGGACAACTTATTCCTGTGGTAGATGGTCACGATGGAAGCAAGAAAGCATATGGCTGGATCTCTAAAATGTGGGAACAAGATAATCAATTAATGATTACTATTCGCTGGAACAAACGCGGTAGGGAAGCTTTAAAAGATGAACAATTTGCTTATCATTCTCCACAGGTAAAATTTAATTATTACGATCCTGAAACAAAAAAATATTATGGGGCTACATTAATTGAATTAACCTTAACAAATACACCGAGAATAAAAAGAAGCTCTGCTGTATTGGCTGGCTTTTCTGAAGTTGGAAATATAAATAATGATGGTTGTTATATAAGATTAGAAGAATTATCAGGAAGCGACAAACATAATATTATAATTAATTCTTTATCGTATATAAATCAAAATCGTGATTTAAGTGCTTTGAAACAATTAATAGAAGTTTCCCGGAAAGCAAACATTGAATTATCTTACGATATAGCATCTTTATTTACCTGGGAAGATGAAATTCAAAATAAAATATTAAAAATTCGTGATATATCTGAGTTTATTCCCGATACTATGGAAACTAAATATTTAGAAAATCTTCATTTATCTATTGTTATCGGAAAATTAAATATTTCTCCCATAGGGGAAAAAGCTTGTCAGGCAATTAAATTTGATAAACAATTCTTTAATGAAGAGGATATTATAATCTATATAAATGAATATGATTTATTTACTCGTGCTTTTAACGATAAAGATAAGTTTATAACTGAAATGGAAACATTAAATATAGAAATGTCAAATAAAAATTTAAATATAAATAATAATAATTTAGAAAAGGAGGATGATTCTGATGCCAAAGAAAAAGGGCGGGAAGAAGAAAGGAGGGTGCAAGTAGTGATTGAAAACCCTGAAAACTCAACAGTGGAGGTAGAATTAAAAGTAACTCCAGAACCCCAGGTAATTGAGCAAAAAGATATAAAAGAGGTGGAGACAGATAAAACTGAATCTTTAGCTCAAAATTTGTTTAATAAATTTATGAATTATTTTAATATTAATAGTAGAAAGGAGGAGGTATTAGTGGCAGTTCCCAATACCCCCGTAATTGCAATGTCGGAGGAAACAAAGGAAGTTGTTAAAGAAGAAGTAAAAGAAGTTAAAGAAATTAAAGCTTCTGAGGTAGCTGAAGTAAAATTGGAAAGTGTTCCAGTGTCTACTGTTACCAATAAATTAAAAGAAGTAGTAGAAGATACAAACATTAAATTAACTGAAGATACTAATTCTTTAATTCTTTCCGAGCTTATCTCCCTTAAAAAGAAAAATGAAGCTCTTGAGCTTAAATTAGCTGAGAACGAAGCAAAATTGGCCGAAAAAGAAATGAATGAACTCAATATGAAAGATTCTATATTCCTTGAGGAATTAATAGATAGGGGCAAGATGCTTCCTGTTGATAAATCACTCCATGCTGATTTTATTCAGGATCTTCGCAGGGCAGATAAAATAATGAAAAAGAATGGTATTCAGTTAGCTGAAAATACTGGTGCTTATATTTCCCTCGAAGAAAAATATAAGAACGTAATTTTAAAAGGTGCTTCAAAGGTTGTTTCTTATGGAGAAATAGGTTCGCCGAATAACCCTGAACCAAAAAGAGAAATAGAATCAACCGATAGAGCAAAACTCGAAGAGAAGATTGCAAATGAAGCAACGGAGCTTTCAAAAACCACAGGTAAACCTTATCTTGATGCAGTTGTAGAACTTGCTGAAAAATATAAATTTAATTTTGATTTAAAGGAGGCTAATTAAACAATGCAACAGTTTATTGAGGCATCAGTTACTTTTTATAATGATAGTATAATGGCTCATAACTTAGGAGTTATAAATTCCAGTGCTGGAGAATTACATTGTAAGACTCCAACTGGAACAGGTTGTGATGGTTTCGTAGGTGTAACCCTTGAAACAAGAACGACTGCCGGACCACAGGCAATACAGACTAAAGGTATAGCAATAGGTGTAGCTGCTTCAGCTATAGCAATAGATGATTATGTAAAACTTTATGGCACAGCAGGTAAGTTTATGTCCGCTACACAGGCAACACCTTCTGCAAGTTACGTCGTAGGTAAAGCTGTTTCTGCTGCTACCAACGACGGTGATCTTTTCAGCTTTATTATAGATCCGAAAGTCGTAACTGTATAACTGTTTATAATTGAAAGGAGATGAAATTTAAAAATGGCTATGCTTGATACAAATAATGTTCATTATAGTCAAGTGTTAACAAATGTTTCCCTTGCATGGAAAAATGATATATATGTTGCAGATAGACTTATACCAACAGTAAAATCAAACGATATTACCGGTATATATTATAAAAGAGGTCGTGAGAATTTTCAGATAGATCAGGCTTATCGTAGACCCGGAACTCCATCAAATACCATAAGTCATGAATACTCTCAGGATTCTTATGCTACAGAACCCTACGGTCTCAATGAAATTCTTCCCGATAGAGTCGTGAAAGCTGCAACTACACCCATAAAAGCTAAATCTGATGCAGTTGAGGTATTAACTGAAAAACTTAAACTCGCAAAAGAAAAAGCTGTAGTTGATATTATTTCTGATTATACTACAACTTTTGCAAGTTATAGACAGACCTTAGCTACTTATAATGGAGCAACCAATCCTGATTATGTCTATCTTAATGATTGGACAAATGCAGATCCTTGCTACATTATAGGTCTTATTCGCGATAGAGTTCAGCAACAGTGTGGCAGAACACCCAATACCATTGCAATGAATCCGAAACTTGAAAATGTTATTGCAAATCATCCTAAAACCAAAGAGAGATTTCAGTACACTCAGTCTTTAAATAGTAATAGCCTTCCTGATAATTTCTTAGGTTTTTCAAATTTCGTAAGGGTTAAAGCCGTAAGAGACACACAGAATCCTGGACAGTCTACACCTACAACATCATGGTTATTCCCTGATGTATTATTCATCGGTTACGTAGAACCTTCCCCTGGACTCTGGAAAACTTCAGTCGGTTACTCTTTTGAATACGAACCATTGAACGTATGGGAATGGTACGAAAACAAACTCAGGGCAACCATAGTTGAAGTAAACTGGGAATATGTTATAAAAGTAGTCGATGCTAAATGCGGCTTCGTTGTTTATAACTGTCTTATCCCGTAGTTCTATATTTTCTTAAAACAATAAGAGAGATAGCTTTTTAGCTTCTCTCTTACTGTCATAAGGAGAAAAAAATATGTATGAAGTAAGAATAAATAATGACGATGACAAGGAAGGTGGCGGGACTCAGGATGATGATAAAATCTACATACGAAGCAAGTGTTATAATTGTTAATAAGAATCGAGTAGAATTATTAAAAAATTGTCTTGAGAGTATTGAGAAATATACCAATGATGTAAATTATGAATTAATTGTAGTCGATAGCTTGTCTACTGATGGCAGTCGAGATTTTCTTCTTTCTTCATGGGCAAATAAAGCAACATTAATATTTGAAAAAGATAATCTTTCTTATGCTGAAAGTAGTAACAGAGCTTTTAAATGGTGTAATTCTGAATATTTATATCTGCTTAATAATGATTGTGAAGTAACTCCAGGTTGGTTAAGAAATGCTATTGATTTTACAAAAATGAGCAAAACGATAGGTCATACTGTAAGTCTTGTATTAAATAAAGATAAAACCGTAAGGAGTCATGGTGCTAATTTATTAAAGAATGGTTTATCTGTTATTCCTTATAGTAAATGTAATATAAATGACGAGCGTATTTCAGTTGTTAATAATTACGCTTATGGAGGGTTGGGGTTATATAGAAGAGATGTTTTAGAAAAAGTAAATTACATTCCTCTTCTCGGTAATCGTTTGTATTATGAAGATGCTGCTTATGGTCTTGAGGTGTGGCGTGCTGGATATAGTGTTACATATTGCCCTTCTTCTATTGTTTTTCACATGTATCATCCTTCCGAGAGAAATGGTTTTAATAAAGAAATAGAAGATGGTCATAAAGCTTTTATGAATACATGGGGTGATTTCTTAAAGAGAAATAATGGTTTTTCCCCGGAATATCCATATAAAGGAATTTTACCTTATAAAAATTCAGATAAAAAGAGAGAAGGTTAATAAATAATACAATGATAACAATTTCTTTTTTTACTTGCCCGAAAAAATTTGAAGGTCATATAGGTATCATACAGGAAAACGCTATTAATTCATGGTTAAATTTAACTCTGAAACAAGAAGTTATATTATTGGGGTTTAATGATGAAATAGAAAACTTTAAAGACAATAAAGTAAAACGTTATCAATTAATAGACAATTTAAATACTAAAC